AAACTCCTCTGTCTTTTTATTGCCTACTGGTGCTAACTCAACTTTAGTATCTTTAATTGCAGCACAGACATTAACAAACAAAACATTAACAGCACCTAATTTTACTGGTTCAGTTCTAAATGGTACAGTAGCAACTGAACATGGTGCTGGTGCAGTCGCAACAAGTTTTGCTCCAATAACTAGAAGAAGTACACTAAATGGTGTTATCACAACAAAAATTCATTTTGACCTAACTGCTCTTGGGGGTAAAGGTGGTACTGCAAATGATGTTATTGGTCTGCCAGCTGGTGGTAATGCATTTATCGGAAGATATGTAGTAGGTACGTGTGGTATTGTATTTAGAGCAGAACTAGCATGTATTGAGTTACCTGCTGTTGCAAGTGGTACACTTAATACAGATATTGATATTGCAACAAACTCTGCTGGTGATATTGAATATGATGCTGCTGGTGGTACTGCTAAATTATTTAATACTGGTGGAATGGTTGCTGGACAAGAACTGTCAAATATTACACCAGCAATAACTGCAAACGATTTCTTCTACTTAGTAGAGGGTGGTACAGATGCTGCTGATGCTGTATATAACGCAGGGCAGTTTGTACTTACACTTTACGGTCACGCAATTAGTTAATAAGGAAAATATATTATGCTAGGACAACAATTCTATCACGAAAGTATACGAAAGGTTATTGTTTCTTTTGGAACAATGTTTAACAATATCAACCTTGTTCGTAAAGATAATTCTGGAAACATAAATCAATCTATGAAAGTTCCTCTTGCGTATGGCCCAAGAGAAAAGTTTTTAGTACGATTGAATGAAGATGCAGACTTAACTAAACAAGTTGCAATTACTTTACCTCGTATTGGATTTGAAATTCAAAACTTGGAGTATGATTCAGCAAGAAAATTAAATCGTGTTCAACGATTTAGAAAAGCTAAAGGTGCAAAAGCTAAACAGTTAGATACACAATATATGCCTGTACCGTATAACCTATCAATAGAACTATACATTATGGCAAAACAATCTGATGATGCATTACAAATTGTAGAACAGATTCTTCCATACTTTCAACCAGACTATACATTAACAATTAATGATAATGTTTCTATGGATAGTAAAAGAGATGTTCCAATTGTATTAAATTCTATTTCGTATGAAGATAACTATCAAGGAGACTTTACGACTCGTAGAGCATTGATATACACTCTTTCATTTACTGCAAAGTTTTATTTATATGGGCCTGTTACTTCTAGTAAGGTTATCAAGACTGTTCAAGTTGATCAGTATACTGACTTAGAAGTTAATTCACCTAAGAGAGAACAAAGACTTACAGTTACATCAAATCCAGAAAGTGCTTCAGCAGATGATGATTTTGGATTCAACGAAACTACATCTTTCTTTGAGGATGCAAAAGAATTTAATCCAGTATCAGGTTCAGATGAATAAAGAGTCTACGTTGCAACTTGATAAAACTTTAGGTGTTATAGAAAAGATTATTCCCGATTCAACCTATGTTGAAAAAACAACCGCTAGCGGTTATGAAAGACCGGCGTATTCTACTCTTACATCTATGGCCACTAAAAATTCAAATCTTACTAGTGAGGATGTTGACAATGATTATAAGTACCAAAGAGAAAATCTATATAATCTAATTGAACGAGGTCAAGATGCTATTGATGGTATTTTAGAACTTGCAAAAGAAGGTGAGCATCCACGAGCATATGAGGTTGCACTTAACGGTATCAAGCAAGTAGCTGATGTTACAGAGAAACTTGCTGATTTGCAAGATAAAATGAAAAAACTCAAAGAAGTACCTGGCAGTAATGCACCAAAGAGTGTTACCAATGCATTATTTGTTGGATCAACTGCTGAATTACAAAAGATGTTAAAAGGTAAAACTGATGGTTGAAGCTACCTATCTAGGTAATCCTAATCTTAAAAGAGCGAATGTAACTCAAGAATGGACTAAAGAAGAACTTGTTGAGTATCAAAAATGTATGGACAATCCATTACACTTTATTGAAAATTATGTAAAAATTGTTTCTCTTGATGAAGGATTAGTTCCTTTTAAAATGTATTCCTTTCAAAAAGAAATGGTAGGAACATTTCACAATAATCGTTTTACTATATGTAAATTACCAAGACAGTCTGGTAAATCTACAACTATGATATCTTATATATTACACTATGCATTATTTAACCCAAGTGTAAATATTGCAATTCTTGCGAATAAGGCTGCAACTGCCAGAGATTTGTTAAGCAGACTACAACTTGCATATGAACATTTACCAAAATGGTTGCAACAAGGAGTAATGTCATGGAACAAAGGGTCTTTGGAACTGGAAAATGGCTCAAAAATTCTTGCATCATCTACTTCAGCATCTGCTGTTCGTGGTGGTTCTTACAATATTATCTTTCTTGATGAGTTTGCATATGTGCCGTCAAATGTAGCAGAACAATTTTTTAGTTCTGTATATCCTACTATTTCATCTGGTAAGACAACAAAAGTAATGATTGTTTCTACACCTCATGGTATGAATATGTTCTATAAATTATGGACAGACGCAGAAAACCAAAGAAACACATATATTCCTATTGAAGTTCATTGGAGCGAAGTGCCTGGCCGTGATGAGGAATGGAAAAAAGAAACAATTAAAAATACTAGTGAACAACAGTTTAATACGGAGTTTGAATGTCAGTTCCTTGGTTCGATTGATACACTTATATCACCAAATAAACTAAGAACACTTGCATATAAAAGACCTTTACAGTCTAATGCTGGACTCGATGTTTATGAACAACCAAAGGAGGGCAATACATACCTTTTAACAGCTGATGTGTCTAGAGGGGTCGCTAACGACTACTCAGCGTACATTGTGTTCGATGTTTCCCAAGTTCCTTATCGTATTGTTGCAAAGTATAGAGACAACGAAGTTAAACCTTTATTGTTTCCACAAAAAATACATCAAGTCGCAAAGGCATATAATACTGCATTTGTTCTTATTGAAGTAAATGATATTGGTGAACAAGTTGCAAACTCTATGCACTATGATATGGAATATGACAATATGATTATGGCATCTATGCGTGGTCGTGCTGGTCAAATACTTGGTGGTGGTTTTTCTGGAGGTAGAGCTCAGTTAGGTGTAAGAACAACTAAAGCAGTTAAAAAGATTGGTTGTTCTAATTTAAAACAGTTAATTGAAGATAATAAGTTAATTGTAGAAGATTATGATGTAATCAATGAACTATCCACATTTATTGTTAAGGGGTCATCTTTTGAGGCAGATGATGGATGTAATGATGACTTGGTTGCGTGTATGTTTATTTTTGGTTGGTGTACAGATCAAACTTATTTTAAAGAACTAACTAATAATGACATAAGAGAGCAAATGTATAGAGAAAATCAAGATCAACTAGAACAAGATATGGCTCCATTTGGATTTATGATTAATGGATTAGAAGATGACAATATTGGCGAAATAGTTGATGAATATGGAACAAGATGGAGTCCAATAGTAAGACAATATGATACTAATTGGTAATGAGAAGAGGAAAGAGACAAAGAATATCATGGGACGATATAGAATCGCCTTGTGTTAAAACTTGTAAGATTATAGATAATAACTGTATAGGTTGCTATCGTACAGCTGAAGAAATAAGTGAATGGGTTTGGTTAACGCCAGAAAGAAGAACAGAAATAATTAAAGAAATTCAATTAAATCGTTATCCAGTTTTATCCAACAGTTAGAACAAACTACTTTACATTCGTTCATTAATCTGTGTACTTCTTTTCTACTTTCATCATTAGTTCCAACACGTTTTGCAATCTTACGAATTTCTACATCATGGGGGTATAATTTTAGACAAACGGTTTCACTTTCACCACAATGAATACAAAATTCTTCACCAAGATGATTGTTTAACCATGCAACTCTTTTACGGTAGTTTCTACGAGCTACCTTTTTAATTGTCTCTTTATACTTCTCATAATGTGTTTTCATACGTTTATTTATAAGTTTTGAATCATATAAAACCCAGTTTTTAGAAACTTCGTTTTTATAAATACTTGGGATAAACAAAGACTACAAAGACTATTATAGTCTATCTACTAGTTAAAAGGAGCAAAAATCATGGCATTTTTAGTATCTCCTGGCGTACAGGTTAAAGAAGTTGATTTAACCAATGTAGTGCCAGCTGTTGCCACCTCAATAGGTGCTATCGGGGGAGCCTTTGAAAAGGGGCCCGTATCTTCCGTTGTTACTATTTCTTCAGAAGAAGAATTAGTAAAAATATTTGGTAAACCTGTTTCAACTGGAAATCAGTTCGAAACCTTTTTTACCGCTGCAAATTTCTTGCAGTACTCAGACTCACTACGAGTTGTTAGAGCAGAAAGTGGCATATTAAATGCTGGTGCAAACTCTGGAATACTTATTCGTGATACTGATCATTATCAAGACAGTTTTCAAGATGGTCAAGGTTCTCATGGAGAATGGTCAGCAAGAACTGCTGGAACACATGGTAACTCACTTGGTGTAGATATATGTGGAAGTGCAAGAGCATATGAACAACCATTAGGAACACTAAACTTAGTGAATGGTGCTGGTGCAATTGGTGACTTGAATATTACAGTTGATGACCAAGATGCAGCAAACGCTGTAATCGCAGCAACTGATATTATTTCTTTCCAAACAAATAACTCTGTTACTGCTCTTGTAAATGGTGCAATCACAATTCCCACTAAAAATCTAGTTGTAGATGGAAACTCTGGTACAGCTGCAGTTGGACAAAGAGTAATCGGTGCTGGTATATCTGATGGTGGTGAAGTTGTTAAAATTAAAACTGTTACATCACAGACTGCACTTATTCTTGATAAAGCAATTACAGTTGCAGATAATGCACCTCTTGCATTTACAACAGATGCACAAGTAGAATCTGGTGGACAAGAGTATGAAGTAACTTCTGTTTCTGGAGAAGTTTTAACACTTCGTTTACTTGATGACCCTGCTGGTGGTGGATTACAAACAATCATTCCAGACAACTCATTTATCACAAGACGTTGGAGATTTTCTGACTTATTTGATACAGCTCCTAGTACATCTTTATGGGCTACTGCTAATGCTCGTGGAGAAAAGGACGAACTTCATGTTGCAGTATATGACATAACAGGTGATATTACTGGATTTGATGTTGATGTTAAAGGACAAAGAACTAATGCAGTAATCGAAATATTTCCAAATATGTCAAAGAACCCTAATGCAAAAACTGCACAAGGTTCTAACAACTATTATTCAGAGGTTATATATGCACAGTCCTCATTCATTTACTGGACAGATCATATCTCTGCTGGTAGTAATTGGGGTACAGATATTGCAACAGGAACAGACTACACATTAGTAAGTGGAGTTAATGTTGATGCACTAACTGGTGGAACAGACGATTATTCTGTAACTGCTGGTGAATTAGAACTTGCATACGATAAGTTTCTAGATACAGAATCATTAGACATAAATCTAGTTTTAGGTGGTGCATCAAGTATTGTTGCAGACACAGAAGCTGGAATGGACACTCATGTAACAATGATTAATTCTCTTGTAGAAAGTCGTAGAGATTGTGTGGGATTTGTTTCTCCATATCGTGCTGCGACAGTCGGTGTTGCAGACCCAATTGATGCAACTAAAAATGTTATTGATGGGTTTAATACTTGTCCAAGTTCATCTTACATGGTATTCGATAGTGGATACAAGTATATGTATGATAAATATGCTGATGTATTTAGATTTGTTCCATTAAATGGGGATACTGCTGGTCTTTGTGCAAACACAGACAATGTTGCAGATGCATGGTTCTCTCCTGCTGGATTTAATCGTGGTAGAGTTCGGGGTGCAGTTAAACTTTCATATAACCCAACTAAATCACAAAGAGATCAACTTTACAAAGCAAGAGTTAACCCAGTTGTTAACTTCCCAGGCCAAGGTGTAACACTCTTTGGTGATAAGACTGCATTAGCAAAACCAAGTGCATTTGACCGTATTAACGTCAGACGACTATTCTTGGTTCTTGAAAAAGCAATCGCAACTGCAGCTAAGTTTCAACTCTTTGAATTTAACGATGAGTTTACACGTGCACAGTTCAGAAATCTAGTGGAGCCTTTCTTGAGAGATGTTCAAGGTAGAAGAGGTATTTCAGACTTTAGTGTTGTCGCTAATGGTACTAACAATACAGGTGAGGTTATTGACCGAAATGAGTTTGTAGCTGACATCTTTGTTAAACCTGCTAGGTCAATTAACTTCATTACACTAAACTTTGTAGCTACACGTACTGGCGTCGCGTTTAGTGAGATAGGAGGTTAATCATGGCTAATATAGATGACTTTAAAGCAAACTTAATCGGTGGTGGAGCGAGAGCTAACC